TTATGCTTCAATCTCCGTGCCGTTCCGTAGCGTGAAGGTCAGCTTTCCGTATGTACCCAGAGTCGCTTTCTCCACCAACAGCAGCCAGAGCTTTCCGTCAAAGGTATCGGTCACAATACCCTCTCTGTTCATTGTCCGGATAAGCCCTTCGAGCAGTTCCTTGCGTGATAGTCGTGCAGCTCTCTTGTCCTGAAGGTCGTGCAGAACCTTTTCAGCTTCAGCTTTCTGTGAATTGTACTCCGCCATTTTCTTTTTGTAGAAGTCCTCGTCCTGCGGTTTCATAGCATTTTCTTTGATGAACTCCTGCATCGAAACCGCCAGCCCGTTCAGGTAGATATACTGTGCTTCGATTTTTCTATCCAGTGCTGCGGTGTTGGAGAGCATTTCCACAATTTGCTGACAGGAAATCAGAAAATCCTCCTTGTCAGTTGCTATCTGGTTGCACACCTCGATGAACCGCTTTTTTATCTCGTCCTCATAAAGATGTGGCGTTTTACACTTTTCGTTTCCGGAAGACTTGGAAAATTTGTGATTGCACTGCCAGATAATTCTCCGGTATTTGCTTGTGCTATGCCACACTTTCGAGCCGAAGAACCCTCCACAGCAGGAGCAGACGATTTTCGCTGAGAAAATGGAACTGCCGCTGTATTCCTTGCCGAGCCCTTTTCGTCTTTCGATTTCCGCCTGCACCAATTCAAACTCTTCCGGATCAATGATCGCGTCATGACTGTGTTCAACGAAATACTGCGGAACTTCACCCTCGTTGACTTTCTGTTTTTTCGTCAGGAAATCCACAGTGAACTTTTTCTGTAACAGCGCCGAGCCTTTGTACTTCTCGTTCGTGAGAATGCTTTCCACAGTTCGTGTGTACCACTTCTCACCGCCGGCAGGGGCTGGAATCTCCCTCTTCATCAGCATTCTTGCAATTTTGTAGTAGGACATTCCTTCCATGAAAGACTTGTATATGAGCTTAACAACCTCAGCCTCCTCCGGTACGATCTCAGGAAACCCGTCCTCGCCCTTACGATATCCTAAGAATCGTCCGTAAGGCATTGTGACCTTGCCGTCCGCCATACGCTTTCGCTGTCCCCATGTTACATTTTCAGAAATGGATCGTGATTTCTCCTGGGCTAAAGAACTCATAATGGTGATGAAAAGTTCTCCTTTTGAGTCCAGCGTGTAGATGTTCTCCTTCTCGAAATAGACCTCAACGCCCTTTTCTTTCAGCTTTCTGACGGTTGTCAGGCTGTCCACAGTGTTTCTTGCGAAACGGGATACTGATTTCGTAACAATAAGGTCTATGTTCCTACTTCCGTAGATACAAGCTGATTCTGATTGTCGGTCAGCTATCAAATTGGGTGCATCGGGGGTGCATAGAAAAGACGGCGAAGGTGCAGTAGGGTGCATCACCAAACGATAGCTTTTCAGGCACTTCCAAAAACATCGTAAAATCGGCATTTCCAAAAGGTGCATTGGGTGCAATCGGGGTGCATAAACAAACGAAAGCCCTATGTATAGCACAATGCTCATCCATACAAACAAAAAAAGAAGGCACTCCGCTGAAATAGCAGAGTGCCATAGAGATGCATCTTTGATTTTAATGTTTCTATTTTCAGTCCTTGAATTTCACTCGAATGTCGTCCTTGCTGTACACAGTCACACTCTCCACAAGCAGCCCCCAGAGGTCTTCGTCAAATTCGTTCAGCGGGTTCTGCTTGTCAATGTTTGCAATAAAGCTCTCCATCGCCTGCACCCGCGCCTGCCGTGCGGTAATTTCCCTGTCAAGCTCCTCGTACTTGCTCTTGGCAACATCGTAGCGATCAACGAGCATATTGTATCGCTGTTGGTACTCCTGCTGGTTCTGTGCGATCCGAGCGTTCTCCCGAATACAGTTTTCGACCATTTCAGCCAGCATTGCAGTCTCTTCCTTGAAGTGTTCGTGCTCTGCCATCAGTGCAGTCATATCTGAAATTTCTGCAATGCTCGCCCGAAGGTTCGCTATGATCTCTGCTTTGTTTTGGAGCATATTGTTGACAGCCTGAATGAAAACAGTCTTGATCTCATCGGCGGTCAGGTGTGGTGTTTCGCAGCGTTTTGCATCCTTGTACTTATGACCACATGGGTAACTACACGCCGATAGCGGTCACTCGAATGCCAGACTTTCGGACTGTAAAAGCATCCGCATTCGCCGCAGACCAGTTTTGCCGCAAGAATATCCACGCCACTATAGCGGCTTTTCTGTGACTGCCGTCTCTCCATTTCAACCTGTACCGCTTCAAATATCTCAGGGGTAACAATGCCCTCATGACTGCCCTCTACATAATACATCGGGATCTCCCCGTGATTGATTTTCTTTTTTTTCGTCAGAAAATCGGAGGTGTAGGTCTTTTGCAGAAGTGCATCGCCCTTATACTTTTCATTTGTCAGGATACTTTTCACAGTGCTGCTGTGCCATTTGTCCTTTCCGGCAGGAGTTTTGATTCCCCGCTCGGTGAGTCTCTTCGCAATGGTATGCGGTGTCAGTCCGGTCAGAAACAGGCTGTAAATTTCACGCACGATTTCCGCCTCGGCTTCATTCACAACCAGTTTTCCGCCCGGACCTTTATCATAACCGAGAAACCGTCCAAACGGAACATTCGGTTTTCCGTCTGCCATGCGCTTTCGCTGCCCCCAGATCACGTTTTCTGAAATCGAGCGTGACTCCTCCTGCGCTAAACTCGACATAATGCTGATGAGCAATTCTCCGCGTCCGTCAAATGTCCAGATATTCTCTTTCTCAAAAAAGCACTCAACATTATGCTCCTTCAGTTCACGGATCGTTGAGAGGCTGTCAACCGTATTTCGGGCGAATCTCGACACGCTCTTTGTTATGATGAGATCCAACCGGCCTGCCAGCGCATCTGCGACCATTTGTCTGAAGCCTTCTCTCTTTGCCGTTGAGCAGCCACTCAGACCTTCATCGGCGTAGACCTTGACGAATTCCCAATCTGCGTGTTCTTTGATGTAGTCGGTGTAGTAGCTGACCTGCGCCTCATAAGATGTGAGCTGTTCTTCGTGGTCAGTCGATACTCTTGCGTAGGCAGCCACACGCCTTTTCACCGGTGCATTGATCGGCGCAGAGGTATATCGGCTTATCGATGCAGGGATTTTTGTTACTGTACTCATTTTTCTGCCTTTCTGCGATATTGCCGCTTGCTTGGGATATACTGCTGTGTGACCGTATGACCATCACGAAAATGGAATGTCAGCATATCTCCGAGAATCGATATGTGCGACAGCCGCTGTTCCATGATTTCTGCATCAAATTCAGGAATTTCAAGTACGGCGGCAATCTGCTTTTTCAGTGCTGCATCCTGCATTGTTTTTGGTCTCTCCGTGCTCGCAGAAACACGATGATGCTTGAAGCATTCCCACCACAGTTCTGTTGTGCCGTCAGCATAGTATTTGGTCTTCGCTGTCATATTTTGCCCACAGGTCTCGCATTTGATAAAAAGCGATAGATCATACCTGAAATGCCTGTAGGTCTCTCTGGACTTATAGATTTCGGCATGGTTTGCACGTTGTTCATCCGACCAGTATGCTTTTCTGCGTGGGTATGATGACTTCGGCTTTTTCCCATCTTTCGGATGATGCATATAGGTATCCTTGGCGGCAATGCCGTTCACGATGGGAACACCATACCGCCTTGCGATCTCCTGCTGTACCGCATCGAATGTTTCCTGTGATATAATCGCAGGGTGCGAATCATGAATCAAAAACATAGGCAGTTCACCGTTGTTCCTGCGTTCCTTGTGCGACACATGACTCTCAGTATAAAACTTTTGCAAGAGCATATTTCCGGTATACTTTTCCTGACGGAGAATATAGCTCAGTACTGTCCCCGTGAACTTTTTTCCGTAATAGGATTTTGCACCGGAAGCATTCAGTTTCTTGCAGATGATATAGCAGGAATCACCCGCAAGATACCAATCAAAAGTCTGCCGGATAATTTCTGCTTCATCCGGCACGATTTCAAGCTTTCCGTCAACAACTCGATAACCGTAGCAGATGCAGTTTTTCGGCTGTCCGCTTTCATATCGTTTCCGGATACCCCATTTGCAATTTTCGGAAATTGAGCGCGACTCCTCCTGTGCGAAACTTGCAAGCAGGGTAAGCATCAATTCTCCGCCGTCTGAAAAGGAGCTGATATGCTCTTTTTCAAATCGCACTTCGATTCCGATTTCCTTCAAATGGCGCACTGTTTCAAGCAGGTCTACAGTATTTCTTGCGAAGCGTGAGATGCTTTTTACCAGCACAATGTCGATAAGCCCTTTATCACAATCTGCGATTAGCCGCTTGAACTCCTGCCGATTGGAAATACCTGTTCCGGAAACCGCACTGTCCGCATATACCCCTGCATATTGCCATTCGGGGTTTCTTTGGATCAGATCACTGTAGTAGCTGACCTGCGCAGACAAGGAATGCATCAGGCGGTCAGTTTCCATCGAAACACGGGCATAAGCAGCAACCCGCTTTCTTATTGGAAGACTTGCGATAGCAGGCTCAATTTTCGTGATTTTGGGCGCTTTTTCTGCCATATAGCAGACCTCCTTCCTCGTTTATCAGCTACCATATTACCGCCTTATTTCGGTTCAGTCAACGGTATTTTGACAAATATTGTGCCGATTTTAGGGCGGTATTTCTCCCTCATCTTTGTATCAATTACGGCGTATTCATCAGCGGTCAGCAAGCCCTGTTTCGCCATTTTTCGCACAAGACTCATTGTGACATGATACTTAAAATCATTCTGTTCCATTTGCTGCACCTCCGTAGCGATGGCCGATATAGCAAGCGTGTGAGCAATATTTTCTGTGGTGTCCCTTGTAGTCGGAGAAAGTCTTTCCGCAGGCGGGACAAATGAGCGACACAAACGAAATATGCTTTATAAGGTTGCTGTTTTCCCGCCAATACTTCTGACGGCAGGAAGCAGAACAAAACGTTTTCTGCCGGTGTCCGGGTGTGTTGACAAGAGGCTGACCGCATCGTTTACAGCCGTCTTTCATAGGTGAAACATCTTTTCTTCTGCAAAACGATTTCACCGAATTGACAGACAGATTCATCTTTTCTGCAATTGAAGAAATAGACTCTCCGTTTTTCCGCAGTTCTGTGATTTTTTCTTTCTGTAAATCTGTCATAGCATACCTCCTGACTTGCTGATACATATGAAAAGAACGGGCAGAGAACATCCTCTGCCCGTGAGAAGATAATCACGCCTTTACAATCGTACCCTTGTAGGTCTCGTTGCCGATCTGCACGGTCACAGTAGCGGTCTTGCTGTCTGCGGTCGGCTCAGGATCAGGTACAGGCGTTGGATTCGCCGCCTTGCCCCAGCCGTTCAGCCCCTTGCCCTTGATGATGATCGGGAAATCCTTATAGCAGATATCGAGGTCAACATTGCCGGAGATACCGTCTACCTTGCCTTTTTCAGAATACTGCCACACCGCATAGGCACCGCTGTAGTTGGTTCTATCCACCCAGTGCGCAAGCCAGATCGTGTAGTGGGATTTAATATCATCGGCTGTGTGGGTAAACAGGGGGGATGCAGAGCAGTAGAGACCAGTGAAATAGCCTGCGGACTCCACTCTTTCAAGAAATGCTCTCATGATAGCAGAGACTTTTTCCTTGCCGAGATCGAACTGCTTTTTCTCCTCAAGGTCGAAGTATACGGGCATCTCGAACTGCTTTCCCTTGATGACCTTGAGGAACACATTGGCTTCAAGCTCTGCCTCTTCCGGACTCATCGCATAGGAGTACCAATAGGCACCCACGGGGATTCCTGCCGCCTTTGCTTCAGCATAATTCTGCTCGAACTTCTCATCCTCCTGCTTTTCCAGTCTGCCGAAGCCCGCACGCAGTATCGCAAACTCGATGCCGTCAGCCTTGACTTTGTTCCAGTCGATATTGCCGTTGTGTACGCTTACATCAATGCCTTTCATAGCAGCACCCTCCTTGTGGCTATTACCGCTGTTCGATGTGGAAAAATACTTGTAGAAGTCATCGGTCACAGAGTTGTTGCCGTGGACCTCATCACCGTACCATTTCTTTCCGGTGCGAACATCGACATGCGTGTACTGATAGGCAGCGGTGATGTTTGCAATGCCTGTGAATCCGATATCCTGTGCCTTACAGCAGACCACCTTCGAGCTGATTGGCTGCCCGTCTTGACCGAAGCAGCAGATATCCGCTGCCTTACCGAGTGTATGCTGCCCGGAGCCTGAACCTCCGACATTCTTGTCATGCTGCTCACAGCGATAACCGCTTGTCACGATGATCTTGGAGCATTTGAGAGCTGTGAACAGCTTTTCGAGCTTCTCGACCAGTTCCTGGCTGTTCAGAGTCTCATGCTCCTTGCCGCACTTGCAGCGGAACTCGGAGATATTGAAGTGCGGAGAAAGCTGTGTGGTATCATTGAAATCGTAGGTCTTACTCATTTCTTATCATCCTCCATGTTATCGATCATTTCCTGAATTTCATCATCAATATGCGATGCACGTTTCTGAAGAACCTCAATAGCCTTCTTGATTGCAGGTGGATACGGGATGCCCATTAAAGACGTATTTTCAATAATTGAGAGCAGCTCATTCACACAGAAGCCGATACAGGTCGCATCGCGGATGTAGGTCGTACCGATCAGAATGTCCATGCGAACTGCGACCACAACCATGAGCAGAATGCAGAACTTCTTTGCAAGTCCCACCCAGCCTGCCTTTGAACTGAGCTTGCCGGTCTTGCTGTGCTTGGACTTGCCCATAGATGCGGCGATCAGACCTGTGGTGAAGTCGATTGCCATAAAGATGATAAGCGTTGCCAGTGCGGAATCCCATCCGCCGAGCAATGCCGCAAAAAAGCCGCCGATCACTCCGGCGGCAGTACAGATATTTTCTTTCATGATGTTTCCTCCAGAATTTTAATGGTGCGGATATACGGATGTGTATTATCGCTGACTGCTTTCCACGCAAGGTAATAGTCACCAGCTGTTATGTTTCCGCAGTCGAGCAGAGCAGTGGTGTAGTTATCACCCGTTTGCAGCCAGTTGAACGGAATAGAGACAGTCTGTCCTGCCATGATGGTTTCGTGGATATACCTTGCGGTCTCTGCCGGAGACAGATTACCCACATTTTTCGGAACAAGCCACATTTCACCCACATCCGCAGCACCGGAGCGATAGCTGAACAGAATGGACATTGAGGGCGTGAGTGCAACAGGTGTGACACATTGCGTATAAATGGTTGCGCCCCAGTTGAAGTCCGGCTGATTGTAGTACAGCGCATAACCGTTCTCCTCTGCGCAGAAATTCGGATAGGATTCCGCAAAGCCCGCAAGGGAACGATAGTCGTCATTATAGAAGGTGTAGATTTTCTCGCCACAATCGTGGAGTGTGTCAATGGATGCCTTAAACAGCGTGATATCCTGCTTCGTCTGCGGGATCTGCAGCACCTTCGGCACAAGAGTATTCAGTTTTTCTGTCTCCGATGCGGATACACCCATCATAGTAAGATTTCGGGCTAAAGCATCTCGCTGTTCATCGAGAGCTGTCAGATAATTTGCAATGCTCATTCGCCCACCTCCACGATTGCCGCAAGTGCGTTCTCTACACCGGAGAGTGCTTCTTCCACTGCCGCCAGATGGGTGCTGATTTCCGTGATAGAGGTCTTTGCCCCCTCCATATCATAGAGAATTTCCGTCTTGAAACGTTCAAAAACGCCCTCATTGACACCCACGCGCTCGTTCAGGTTCATTGCGGCGGTGTATGCTTCATTCCAGCGGGAAACGCTGGAATCTGTGATACCGTTGAGCGTTGTGAGATTATGATGCCAGTGCGCCTGCCCGACCACAGTCGAGATGGATGCAATGTCATCGAGCATTTCCTGTGTGATAGAATCCAGAATTGCCTTATTCGCATGAGAATGCGCCTGTGCGGATACCTCGCTCAGTCCTGTGGCCAATCCGTGCAGAACGTTTGCGGTCGATGCCTGAAATGCAGTCAGATCACGGATATACTGCTCTGTAATGCTGTCAAGCACATCTTTGTTTTCATGCGTGTGGGCGGTATTGGAGAAGTTATTGACGGATTCAAAGAGCGTGTGGATCTGCTCTCTTGTCCAGTCCTCGAAAGGACCGTACTCCTCCATTGCAGAGATCATTGCCTTGGTAATGCGGTCAAGCACAGCCTGATTGTTATGGTTATGCTTGTACTGCTGCAAATTAAGAATTTCCTCATTGACTGTCTGGATATCATAAACAGTCTTGTCCTCAAACTGCTGCAGCTCATACAGCTCTGCGAAAAGCTCCGGTGTCAGGCTGTCCAGTGTAGCCTTGTTGTCATGTGTATGGGCTTCCTCTGCCACCGGAGTGATCTGCTGTTCAACAATCGTCTGCACTTCTGTTGTCTTGGGATACTCGGACATATCCGGAGTAATGCCGTCCTTGCCATGCAGACTTGCCAGCCATTCCTCCTCAGTACCGATATAGCCGTGATCCACTGCGATCTGGTAGGCAGATTTTCCGTCCAGTCCATGCTCGGCATCCTCGATGCGTTTCAGAAGCTGTGTATACAGATCGGGCGTCGGCGGAATCGGAGGTTCTTCACCCTCAAAGCCGGATTCTCGGATATTCAGCGTTACCGGAACAGTTGTCGCTCTGACAGTGGTATCCGATGCGGTATCGTAGCCGTATATGCCCATTTTCACCGCGCCCACATGAAGCTCCGCAGGCAGATAACAGCTTGTGCCGTCAGTTCCCAGAACAACGGAATACACCTCATCGCACTGGCTGAACTGCACGGTTTTATGATACCGTTTCCAGTCACCGTCAAATGTGAACTTGAACTGCACATACTGAATTTGATGATCTGCGAGAACCTCTCGCTCCAGAATCTCAATGCTCTGGTTTTTCACAAGGAATTTCCACATTATTCACGCACCTCCGTCCATTCCTTCGTTTCTGTATCATACTGCATATATCCGTCAAGGCAGATGACCTTTTTGAGTGTGCCATCAACCTGACCGCCTCTGCCGTCCCAGTTGCCGCCCTTTACAACGGCAGCCCATTCATCAAGGCTTCCCTCATAGGTAAGCTGAGTAAGGCTGTTGCAGTAGTTGATCCAGTGAGAGCCGATTTTCGTCACATTATGGCTGAGGGTAAGGTTACGCAGGTTTGAACACCATACGAAACAGAATCCCGGCACTTCGGAACATTCTACTCTTGCAGTTGTCAACGTGTCACTGCCGTCAAAAATATAGGTGCCGAGCGTAGTGAGCGTTGCAGGCATGATGATAGAAGTCAATGCCTGATCAACAAACGCCTTCTCACCAATTGTTGTAATAGTCGGAGGAATCGTCAGGGAGGTAAGACCACCCTGCGTGTACATAAAGAATGCACGTGCTTTGATGGTTGTCAGTGTACTGGGGAATGTGACCGTTGCCATATTGTAGCATCGCTCGAACACACTGGTACCAATTGCTGTGATGCCCTCGCCGATCACAAGCGAACGGATATCCTCTCGTTCCCAGAACGGCGATCTGCCGATCTCATAATCGTAGGTCTCGCCTGTACCGTGAAGCAGGAGCTTTCCGTTTTCATAAAGAACATAATGGATATTCTCGCCGCAAGTGCCTATCTCCACAATACCGCCGATGATATCATCGACCTCCGTCTGTAAGGTTTCAACCTGTGTAGTCAAAGCCTGAACAGTCTCGTTATACTCCTGCATATCCGCTTCGATTTGTGCAAGCCGTGCCAACATATCCGTCACTTGATGAAGCTTTCTTATGCTCTGTGCGGTACGCCCGTTTCTGATAAGCACCTGATACTTTTGGAAGAATTGCAGAAACTCCGGGATGGTCAC